ATCCAGTCGAAACTCATATCCGCGAAAAGCTCGCATGACGTAGATACCTCAATAGCTTATTATGAAAATAAACTTCTTAGTTGTTCTGATAAGTATTCCACTGTAGATAGTATCTATGAAGCAAGTTGCTTAATGATAATCTTAGATAATGGTAGGATTATCGATGTTGTAAGCGCCAGCCCAAGAAGATATATTGAGGATATGTTCTTGAGAGACGTCAAATACGAGTGTGCTGGATGCAAGAAAGTTACAACTGTAAAGAATACAGAATTTGAAGGTTTTTGTCCATCCGATCTCTACTACAGAGTGTTGCCAACAAGAATCGATTATTTCTGCTCTGACTGCAAAGACAGCAATGATGAGTCTACACTGGCTCACTTAGGCGACCACAGTGCCTAATTTGACCCTGACCTGTTATTTTTTTCTCATAAAATAACAGGTCAGGTATAAGTAATCAAATGGAGGTCAGACTCCATTTTATTAAAATCAATATATATAGGAGGAACTACAGATGAATCATTCAGATTTAGTTGACGCATTTGCAGCAAAAGCAAAAATTACGAAGGTCGATGCTAACAAGTATATTTATGCTTTAGCAGAAGCAATTGAGGAAGGGTTAATTGTTGCTAACGACAGCGTAAGATTTGGAGAAAGTGGTGCTTTTAAAGTAATTAAAAGAGCCGCTCGTGCAGGACAGAACCCTAGAACTAAGGAAAAAATAGCTATCCCAGAAAAACTTGCTATTGTTTTTAGAACTTCTAAAGGACTTACTGACAAAGTTAATGGCGTAAAGAAAGTTGATGACAAGTAATAAAAATACTAAATGAAAAATGGAGGCTAGGTAATTATGGCAGCAGCAGTAAAAAATGACAACAGTTTAGCACCGGTTGAAAATACGCAAGTAGCAGTTATGTCAGATGCTGATAAGATGGCATTGGCTTTTTCAGGTCTTGACTTGCTTGACGATTTAAAGACAGAAGGCGGGGATGAATTTTTATCCTTAAAAGCTTCTGACTTAAAGATGCCTAGATTCAGAGTTATGCAACCAACATCTCTTGAAGTTACTCAAGGAAAAGTAAAGCCTGGTACATTCTACAATCAAGTTACTGGAGAATCTGTGGCTAGACTTCCTGCAGTATTGCTCGCAAAGAATGAGCAAAGAGTTATGTGGGAGAAACAGTTCAAAAGAGGTGATAAGCCTATTTGTAGATCTGTTGATGGTATCAGAGCTGCTGGAGACCCTAGAAAAGAATGTGCTAAATGCCCATTCGGTAAATGGGAAAATATCGCAGAAGGTTCCAATAAACCTCAATGTAACATGGCGTATGGTTGGTTGGCTCTCAGTCAACTAGATACTTCTAGGAATATGCCATTTAGACTTGTAATCCCTGGAGCAAGTGTGAAGTACACTAAAGACTTCTTTACTAGTATAGCTCCAAGACAACTTGCTCCATTCGCATATAAGATTGTATTGTTCACTGAATTTGAACAGAATGACAAAGGCGCATTCTATGTTGTTAAGTATGACATCGTAGGCAACGTTGCTCAGGATATTCTCAATGACCTTGGATACACAGCGGCAGATCTTTACACTGGTGAGTACCAAATGGTTGAAGGCAAGAGAAAGCCTGTACTTACTGAAAAGGGTAAAATCTTTGAAGATAAGAAAGCAGAAACATGGAATCACTTCCAGACTACTGCGAAAGCTTATATGGCAATATTCAAAGAAGCTGTGGATATGGATCTTACAGATGCAACAGAAGCTATTCCTGTAGATGGTTCAGAACCTACAACTATGCCAGAAGGTGCAATGTTCTAAGATATCTAAGAAATAGTGGCGGGGGCAACCCTGCCCACTATTTTTAAAAAGGGGTTGAGATGCGTGGCTAAGCCTAAGTTAAAAATAGAAAAAGATGAAACGGAACACGACGTTATATATGAAATGCATATAAATCATGATTCTGCTTCTGGTATTTATTTTGCTGTAGTTTTAATGGGTGACAATTCAACGTACAGCAAAATAAATGGAAAGAAAGCTAAGTGGTGGAGTAGATTTGCAGAAGGTTCTTCTGTGGAAGAGTTGCTTGAAAGAATTAGTAGTAGCGAAAGCTTCAATGGTGCTACAGATTCTAAGGGTAAGTTATTATCAGGAGAAGACATTGTTAAAATGATTGATGTAGAAAAGATGTATACTGATGCATTTTATTCTGTTTGGTGTCTTAGTTCTAATTATGAAAACATGGAGGATAGAGAGAAGGCAGACATCATGTTCACTACATACAATGTCCCCAAAGTTCTTTATTCTAGGGCTAAAAATCCAGAATTCGTTGAAAGTTTTAAGAATTACCTAAGCAATACGTTCAGAGTTCAAAAAGCTACAACAATAATGAAGTTCCTTCTGCACACAACGAGAACTGATGTGAAAGAACTAAAGAAGTTGGAGGTAAAGTAACATGGCTACAAATATCATATATGATATCAAACTGAACTACGATCCACATCATCAGCTTGTATCTCTCTTTATGGAGATAGGTCCAGACATCCTTGTTCAAAGTTCAGAAGATGAAAAGCCAGTTAAGCCGAGAACATGGATACCAAAAGCAGCAGCAAAGTCTGTTGACTTACTTGTTGAGAGTATACGAATTAATTCCCTTGACGTTTCAAAGAATCTATTCCCTGAAGGCTTAATCTATAAAAACAAGTCTCCTTTTAATGTTGGAGGATTGCTTAAGAAGGTTAAAAAGATGGAAGTGGAGAATAATACATTTAGCTCATTTTTTGACTTCACAGGATTCGTAGCAGTCAACAAAGACGGTGAATTTACTGTAGAAAAAAAATTTACAGACAATGATATTGAAGTAATGAGACTTTTGCTTGCTCCGTATAATAATTCAAGAATTCATTTTTCAGAACAAGAATTCTCTGGACACGGAGGGATAAGAAGTCAAATAGAACTGAAGTTAGTGGAACTAAATCCTAAAGCTGCTGAAATAGCTACGATATTCGCTGACAATATCACTCACAGGATAATAAAAAACACATAGGAGAAAATAAAATATGGGAAATCACGGTTCATACAGGCGTCTGTGCAGATCAGACCGCCACAGTCTTTTTGGAATATACTCCCTTGCAGGCATGGTTGAAGACCTTGCTGTCAGTTGGGGAAAGAAGAAAAAGATATCTGAAGAAGAAGTAAAATTATACGCCGAAAGTTTATCTAAGTTATTTCAAGCTATACGGCTCTTTGAAGAGAAACTTGAGCCTGGAGTCGATGAGCAGTTAAAGAAAGAGATTTATTTTGTAAAAAGTATCATTGTTCCATCTCAAGAAGGAGAGAAACTTAAAAAGCAATTAGCAGAAGATAACACGAACGCTTTTGTAAGTCAAGAACTCTTAGATGTTGTTACAGAAAAGGCTTTGTATTGGTGTAATCCTTGCGAAGTCAAAGACCATTCTAAGTGTGAATTAAAGAAAGCATTTGCAGAGTTAAAAATTGAGCCTTATAACTTTGAGCATGGAGATAATTGTCCGTATTTGATTAAGGCAAAATTTAAAAAAGGACTCTCAAGTGTAGATGAATTTATTAAGTATTGTGGTAACTACGAATACGAGCCTGGACCAGAACTAATCCGTAGGTTTGAGGCTCTAATTAAAAACCACAAAGATTACTATGAAAGTACAAATGTTCCCGAAAAAGTCGTAAGAAAGTTTCTACAACAGCTAGTGCCATCATTGTTTAAAGACTAAGGAGGAGCGCTCATGTCGATGGTTATAACAGTATCAGGAAAAGCCCAAGCAGGTAAGGATAGTTTTGCTATTCTTGCTAAAGAAATGCTCGAAAGTGTAGGCAAAACAGTTTGCATATGCCACTACGGTGACTATGTAAAATATGTGTGCAAAGAGTATTTGGGTTGGGATGGAGTTAAAGATGAAGCAGGAAGAACAATGTTGCAATATGAAGGTACCGACTATGTAAGAAGGAGGGTGCCTGATTTTTGGATAAATGTTATTCTTGCTTTTGTCAATGTGTACAAAGAAAGATTTGATTATTTTCTTGTGCCAGACACTCGTTTTCCTGATGAAATTGAATGTTATAACCGTATCCCTATGATTTGGTCAAAGTGTGTTCGTGTGATTAGGACTGATTGTGAGAATACTCTTACAGAAGAGCAAAGAGCTCATATCAGTGAAATAGCCTTGGACAACTACGAATTCGACGCAGTCATTAGCTCTGAAAGTGGTTTAGACAAATTGAGGGTGGAGGTACAGAAATTCGTAGAGGAGTTGTTATCCAATGAGTAGGATATTAGCAATTTCAGACATTCATTCGAAATACAATGCACTACAAAAATTGCTAGCTGGAGCAAACTACGACCCAGCTAGCGATGAGTTAGTACTTTTGGGAGATTATATAGATAGAGGTGAAGATCCTGTTAAGACTTTAGAGCTTGTTATGTCCCTGAAAAAGGGTGGAGCTACAGTTTTAATGGGCAATCATGAAGCCATGTACTTAGAAGCTATAGAAGACATCGATGCTGGCAAGGACAGCATCGATAATTTTTATGGCGACCCTAATGGTTGTTACGGAACTCTTAAAGAGTTTCATAACAACGGATTAGAGAAAGCAGCAGTGGAGTTCTTTTCTGGCTTACCCATGAAACACAGAATAGGTAATAAAATATTTGTTCATGCAGGCTACAATCCTGACGTGGACTACGCTGTGCAGAGTCAATTCAATTTGCTTTGGACTAGAGAACCATTTTTAAGAGCAAAAATTCCTGATAGTTGCTTAATTATCTTTGGTCATACACCTACTCAGTGGAATAACTTCTATATATGGCATGGTGCAAATAAGATAGGTATTGATTGTGGAGCAGCTTATGGTGGCAGATTAGCTTGTCTTGAACTCAGAGACGACGGCGAAGGTACTGAATACTACGTAGAATGTACTTAGGAGGGACATTATGGAAAACGAATACAAAGAACAGCTAAAAAAGATAGTTAAAGAACGTATGTTAAACGACCCTGGTGTAAACTGCATAGTAAAATATTTGTGCAACGTATACATGAAGGAATTGGAGCGAGAAATTGACCCTAACAGCGTTGATTTTTTGTTCGCTAAACATTTTGATAGACTCATGCTCGATTTGTTTAGATCTCATTTCTCTATGTACGATTCAACAGTTAAGTTACTGGTAGAAACAGCACAAAATAAAACTTACTCTATAGAGGTGAAAACAGATGATAGTAATGGCGTTCGACTTATCGAGTCGTTGCATAGGGATAGTGACGGTAAGACTCGAGGGAAAAAAGATAAATAAAATAATGTCATGCCCTATCATCCCACCCGATTACTCAGCTGTAACCTTGGGTTTTATGAAAACAAAAAAGAAGCTCCCCACGAAGTCAGGGGAGCTTCTAAGCACTTATTACAAGATAGGCGAAGTAAGTATCAGTAAAGCTGAAAAAGAGCGTAGAGATGATGCAGTGCGTGCGCAGAAGGACTTGTATGTGTTAGCAAACATAAGCAAGGCAATGGCAGGACTTATTGATAATATAAAGCCTGACCTTATTTTGGTAGAGAAGAATGCAATATTCAACGGCATACTTACTTCTATATTACTTGCCAAAGTCATGGGTACTTTACTCGGACTGTCAGGCAGGCTTGGCATTCCAGTCAAAGAATACGCCGTAAGCAAGGTAAGAAGTATTTTAAATGTAGGCAAAGTAGTTGTTGAGTTTTGTAAAGGAAAAAGTGAAGAAGAGTTAAGGCGAATCCCAGACATAACTAAACGAGCACTGGGTGAACTTATGAGTAAAGAGTATGGAATAATATTTAATACAGATGACGAAGGTGATGCAGGCGTTCTCTTCAACTACTGGTATAAGACGGAGGTTCTTTTAAATGAATGAGACAATTGATGTTATATTTTCTGCTGATGGACTCATCCAGAAAGAAAAGAAAGACTATGTTCCAAGAGAATCACAAATAGAAGCTGCGCATAGAATATACGATGCCTTACAAGAGCACAAACACTTCATCTTGGAAGGTCCTTGTGGATTTGGTAAGACATTTGCTTACCTCATCCCCACATTTGAGTATTTCTACAATGACTTATCGGGGAATATTATAGTTGTTACTGATGGAATTAATCTTCAAGAACAACTTATGCTAAAGGATATACCTTTGGTGCAAAAGATATTCAGTAATATATATGGCAGAGAGATACCGTGTGCTTTACTTAAGGGTAAGAAGAACTTTCTTTGTAAACGAAAGTTCTTAACGATTGAAGCGTATGGATTCAGAAATGCTGAAGTAGATACTTCAAAGATTGCAATGTGGGCAAGAAAGACTACTACAGGTAATATTTCAGAATTTCCTCACCAAATACCTCCAGAGATAGAAGACCAACTTGTATGCTCTAGGGACGGAGAATGCGAAGGAAATCATTGTCCGCAGTACAATAGTTGCTTCTATCAAATACACAAAGCTAAAGCATTAGGGGCGAACATCATAATTACTAACTACCACGTTCTTTTCTCTGATTGGAAGATAGGCAAAGGAAATCTTCTTCCAGAGTATAGTGTTTTAGTGTTCGATGAAGCTCATGAGTTTGCTAATAAGTTCAGAGACTTTAGATTGGCGAAGGTGTCTCTGAACACACTGAGATACCTTAAGAAAGACATTGAGAATCTCCTTGAAAAGTATAAGGAAATAATGGCTGAACTCTCCCTTCAAGCCGAGAGAGCTCAAGAGAGGATTAATAATTACACAGCTTACATCATGGACAATGCCGCAGAGTACTTTGAGTGGATGTACGGAATGCACTTTAAGGACGACAAATACGAACAAAGTATTGTTGTTGACCCGTACACTTACTTAAATGATGACAAACGTGTTAATATCATCAACGTAATTAGAGATATCCGAGGTTGCATAAGTGTTATCGAAGACTTTCTTGTAGAGTGTATCGAAGAGCACAAAGGTTATGGTGGAGATTGGGATAGTAAAGAATATAATATGTTCAAGAATGGGCTTGTACGACTCCAGCAAAGATGCTCTGAGATGGCGAACTTAATGCGTAATTGTTTCGAGCTATGCACAAGTTCAGACGAAGTGTATTGGCTTGACAAATCTCCAGACATAAAAGAGAAGTTCAAACCTAATCAACGTACTTCGATTAGCAATAAACCGATAGAAGTAGGAAGAGATATATTCTCGTCGTTTTTAAGGCGAGAAGATTTATCTTGCATCTTTACGTCTGCAACACTTAGTACTAATGGTAACTTCAATTTTATTAAGGCTCAAACAGGCATCTGCGAATGCCCCCCAGAGAGAGTGTGGGAATACATTGGAGAATCACCGTTTGACCTTACTAAACAACAATGGTGGTACTTCCCTGAGAATACTGTAGCAGGAAATGACCCTAAGTTTGCAGAATCGCTCCCTCTTCATATTGAGCAGATAGTTGGAGCCTGTGAAGGTGGAGCTTTGTGCTTGTTCACATCTGTTTCAAATATGAGAAAAACATATGAGATAGTTGCTCCAATACTTGAAGCGAAGTACGGAATACGTTCCTTCATGCAGTACCAAGCACCAGCTCCTGTACTTATTGATGAGTTTAAGAACGACGTAGACAGTGTACTCTTTGCTACTCGCTCATTCTTTACTGGAGTTGACGTTCCCGGATATGCTCTCAGGTGCCTGATTATTGATAAGCTACCTTTTCCTATGGCAGGAGACCCTATGATGGAAAAGCTAGTTCAGCTATACGGCTTTGGAGGAATGTTTGAGAATTACTCCGTGCCTATGATGCTCATAACTTTAAAACAAGCTGTTGGTAGAGGTGTAAGGTCTATACACGACAAATGCGTTGTATCAATACTTGATTCGAGGATGCTAAAAACTGAGAGAGAACGTTTCTCTAGGAGATCTTGCTACAAAGACCAGTTCAGACCTACGTTTCCATGGAATAGAGGTTCTCAAAAACTAGACGACATCAAAAGATTCTTATTCCCTGGGAAGGAGATTTAATTATGCGCTCATTTGGTAAGCAAATAAAGAAAGATACGATTAAATTCTCGAAATTAGCTAAAGAATTATTGCGATACGGCATTGAGTTAAAGTGCATTACTGATGCATCTTCTCGTAATAGTGATGTTGGAGAAATGACAGTTTTAGTGAAAGCTTCTGGAGAAATAGATTCAGACAGGTCTAGAGATGTAGTTGAGGCTATAAAAGCAACTGGTGATTGGGCAGGGTATTCAGCATTAATAACGTTTGCTTCGTATATCAGTGGAGGCAAATGGTCAATAGGAGAATGGGGGCGTTTGAATGAATATGATAATGAAACTTCTTGACGGTACACGGGTAGATGAAAAGAGAGAATATCACCCCGGACAATTTCTCCCACCTATAGGAAGCATAATTGTTATCGAACCTATGAATAGTACAGAGGGTGAAACTGAAGTGTATGAAGTTAAAGGATATATATTCACTTCAGAAAAAAGTTGGAACTGCACTTATGATAGAAAGAAACCTATGGTCATGTATGTATCGAAAGCATCGTGCGAGATATAAAAATAACGCCCCATTGGGGCGTTATTTTTGATCTTAGGAGGTTAAACATTTATGACAATGTATAATAGCACCCATATTTATAAATTGGGTTGCACTCTACAATATGACCTCCCTTGCGGCCGCAAAAGGATATGTTTCCTGGCCTAGGAAAACAATTACTGTTAGTGCAACCCAACCTGCTCTAATACTCTACCGCCACCGAAGAGGGAGTAGAGTGTTTTACAGCTGACATAACTTCTTCTGCTTTAATACCTTCTTTAATTTCCTTAAGGTAATAAAGTCTTTCCAATGATAGATTGTACTGGTCAGCAGTTAATTCTATGTTCTGCTTAAGTACGTCTGATGTATATTGAGAAATTGATATATTGCCCTCAGAGATTTTAACTTGCAATCTCTTTAAAAAGTTGAGTTCTATATCACTTCTGATAACTTCGTTCCTTGTTTGTTCAAGCATCTGCGATACTATAATTGCTCTCGCTTCTTTCTTTGGCGCATGTTTTGGTTGCACCTGCTTGTTATTAGAACCCATTGTGGCTCTCTCCTTTGATTTCATATAATAAAATCTTAATACACACTCATTAAAATGTCAACTTTACTTCTTTCCAGAGAATAAGTTAAACATTCTGCCTGCGATGCTATTAGCCCAAGTTCTGTCTGACTCATAAGCCTTGTGACCCTCACCGATGTTAAGTAACTTACCTGTCATGAGTCTTGAACGTGGGTCGTTTAGTTCATCTATCTGACCCATCACAGCGCCTCTAGCGATTTGCTCAGGTATGTTTTCGTGTGCAAGGTTACTTACCCAGTTTTCATGACCCATAGGTATTATAGTGTCTCTGGTTGCCAGTTTGACGGAGTATTTTATTGGGGCTTTAGAAACTCTAACATCTTTCACATTCGCCATGATAAGCTTTGGTATGTTCTGGCTATTGAAAGCCTCACCTTTTTTAATGAGTACATTGCCTGCTTTGTCCCTATAAGTATCTAAAGATAGCTTACCTATAAGACTAGATGCTTGAGCTATAGAGGCTTTAGCAGAGCTAAGCTCTCCTGTATTATTAGCATTCCAATAGTCTATAACATTTTTATCGACTATCTCCCCTCGAATGTATTTAGAATCTCCGGGGTCAGTGATTTGAGCTTTTGATGTAAGTTTACCAATGATAGTTTCAAGGTGTTTGTTGTCTATGTTTCCTGCACCAATAGTTTTATCAAAAGCATACTCCATGCTCTTTGTTAAATACTTCTGAGTATAATCTAACGCAGCATCTTGACCGAATACGTTTTGTCTTAGTTTCAAAAGGTCATGTGGGTCGGCAGAGGTTATGCCTATATCACCTACGACACTCATATTCTCTCCACCACTAAGTTCATCTAGGTCTCCGTGAGTTAAGAAGTCACCACGAGTTACTGTATCATGAAGTTTAATCTTTAAGTCTTGAGATAACCCATTCAGCGTATGAGGAATAATGTGCTTATCTTTATCATTTATCATAACCGTATCAAAAGTACCTTTAGGTCCTTTTATGATATCTGTTATCTTACCACTAACATTAGCTAAAGTAGCTTTGTTAGATGGGTGAGAGCTTACTCCAAGGATTTCTTCTATTCTAGGAAGTCCAAGAGTAGCACTAGAACTCGTTCCTCCACTGTGGAACGTATTCATTGTCATCTGAGTAACAGGTTCGCCCATTGCTTGTGAAGCTAATACACCGACAGCTGTACCTATCTTAGGCAAAGCAAGAGTTCCTGGCATTGTCCCATAACATTTTTGACACAAGCCTTTTACGGTCTTACACTTAAGAGGAGAACGCATCTTTAAAGTTTTAATGCCTTTTTTATACATCTCTTCTTGGAGAGTCTCCGTAACCAAAGAACCAGCTCTAGCTATCTGTCCTTCCTCTCCAACAACTTCATTGACTAAGTATCTTCCCACTACTGACTTGTCGGAAATATTAAAGACTATTCCATCTTTAGTATGACAGTCAGACTCCTTGATTACAATGTCCTGCATAGCAGACCAGATTTCACGAGTAAGAGTACCAGGATCTCTAGTTGAAACAACTCTGTCATACATACCTTTTCTAGAGTCATGACCATGAACCCAGTATTCCTGAGGTGCGAGTCCGTCAGACAACGAATGCATTACAGGCGCTGTCAGCTGATTATCTACATTAGCACCGACACCAACACTAACCATCATACGTCTTACCTGGTCAGCTTTGGCTCTAGCTCCAGAAGCCATCATAATTCTGATAGGGTTGTCGTGTTCAAGAACCTCTCCAGCTCCAAGTCTGTTCTGAATTTCTTTCTCAGCACCTAAATGACCTAATATTAATCCCTCTTCTTTCGAATCGGTTCTTTTCATAGCTTCATTAACGTGTTTTCTAAATATATCTTCTGCTATCTTCATCTTCTTAAAGTCATTGATACCTATACTGATACCTGAGCGAGTTGCTGCCATGAAACCAAGTCTTTTTATGGCATCTATAGTCTGGTTTATAGTCTGAAGAGAAACTTTTTCTCCTCGAGTTTTTTCACAGTCTTTGTACATTGCTATAAGGACAGCTGAAACATCTTTACTTGTCCAAGCTTTCGGTGTTGTTCCTCTGTAGTCTTTAGGTAGCAAAGATAAGAACATTGCTTGCCCTGCTGTTACATTCGAAAGTTCAGGTATAGATACTTTTGTCCTAGCTCCCACTTTGCCTTTTTCATATGCAGAACGCAGTTCCGCTCCACTTCCAAACGATACTCCTGGACCTTCTATTTTGTTTGTATCCATAGTCAAGTAGTAAACACCTAAGGTCATTTCGTGACGAATCTCAATAATCATCTTTCCGTCCGTAGGATTTATAAGATTCTGAGAAGGTTTCATCAATCTGTTAGCTTCATCTTTTGCTTTCTCTGTAATAGGCACATGTAAAGACATTGTATCGCCATCAAAGTCAGCATTAAATCCAGTAACTACTAAAGGATTTAGCTGAATACTTCTTACTATCTCACCATCTTGAGTATGACGAATGACAGGTTTGTAAGCTTGAATACTGAATTTGTGTAGTGAAGGCTGTCTATTTATTATAACTGGTCTATCCGCAGCAACTTCATTAACAATTCTTCTAACATTCATATCCTTATCATTAGCCCAAAGTTTTTCAGCTTCAACCTCATCATCTATAGTTAACCCTTCTTCAATAATCTTTTTGATTATAAAAGGCTTGTAAACGGTTCTCGCTATATCATAAGGCACTCCAACTTCGTTTATTGATAGTGTAGGGTCTACACCTATAACAGACCTTGCAGAGAAGTCTACTCTTTTTGAAAGCATTCTACCTCTAATGAGAGCATCCTTACCACTTATGTTCCCTATGATACCTTTTAAGTCAGAGTTTGTTCTTTTTTCATGGAACTTACTCTTTCCTGTTAAATCTGAAAGACTCTTGTATATTGTACGATTAAGTTTCGAAGCTTCTGTAGCATCAAGAGTTTCTCTCATATCAAAACCATTAACATCTGCTCTATCTACAAGCTGAGAAGCTTTAACTACGTTAGAATAAAGCTTATTCAAATCAGCATAAGTCCATATCTTATTTCTAAGCTTGGCTGGTCTTAAATAAGTAGGTGCTACAGGCACATAATGAAGCATCATATCAGAAGGAGACATTCCATTTTCCTTCATGTTAGCGAGAGTCTTGTATCTTCTGTATTCGTAGTTTACGTCCTTGCCTTTAGCAGTCTTTAGTTTCTTCTTAACGTCAGCAAGTTCAGCATCAAGGTCAACGTGGTCAAGGAGATGTTGTAATCCTTCGCCTCCTGCCTTCCAAAGAAGAGGGCCGTGTTCATCAGATATTTTATCTGCCTGAGTAGTTGTAATTACATCACCAGCCTTGAGTCCTGATGCTTTTAAAGTTTCTTTGTAAACAGACTTGTCATCATCGCTAAGTCCCTTCATTGAATCAGGGTCAATAACGAGTACATTGTCTTTCTTCTCATCAAATAAGCTCTTAAGATTCGTAGAACTCATACCTGTTAAATACATGTATGGATTAAACGAAGTACTTCCCATGAGCACAGGGTTTGGCATTGGTGTGTTGAGCTTGATATAGCCCCATCTTCTTCTTGCTTCTTCACTTCCTGCAACGCCAAAGATGTTAGGATCATGTAAGCCGCCAAGAAGAGCAGTATCTACCTTGGCACGTTCTTGACTTCCTTCTGCTTTAAATCCAAGATTGTATTCAGTAACTTCGTTGCCTTGACCTATAATTTTAAGCATCTGAGATGGCTTAATAGGTGTAAGTGCAATGCTATCGTAAAGATTGTCAAAACTCTTTGCGGTCTTACCATTATTAAGAGGTTGCATATTCAGTCCTAAAGCTTTTAGATTATCAGCGAGGACTTGAACTGTTTCTGGAGTAGCAGGGAAATCAAGACCATCAAAGTTACCAGTAGCAAGAGCAGAGAATATAGCTGCTCTTCGTGATTTTTGACCACCGCCATCGGCTTTGATAGTCGAACTTTCAAGTATGTTCCAAACAGCACCGTGTGCTTGAAGGGCACGTTGTTCCATTTCACCAAAACTTTGAGGATTATGCTTCTCACCAGCTTGTTGCCCAATATCTTTTGAAGGCATATTGGTGATAAGGCTAGGTAACTTACCCTCTTCATTACTTCTGGCTTGAATTTTTTCATCTACCTTATGTTTAAGTTTCATGATGTACATATTACCAACAGTAGCTGCATTATCAGTTACTATGTTATTGAATGTGCCATCAGGATTCTTTTCCTTTAAGGTTATCTTCATCTTGCCATCCGGGAATCCTATATCTTTAAGGCCTTTGATTACTCTGTCTTTCTCAGCATGGTCAAAGTTATTAACAATAAAAGGCTTCCCAGTCTTCTCAGCGATAAGCCCTGCTCCTACTTCTAGAAGTTGACCTAAATTCTTTCTTGAAGGAACGGCAAGTGGAGAGAATATAACATCTAACCTTCTTCCGTCTTCTGCTTCTGGCATTTCGTCAGTAGGAAGTATTTTAGTTATAGTTCCTTTATTACCATGCTTACCTGAGAGCTTATCCCCAAGCTTTAGAGGTTTAGATGTCGCAACAGTTATTATTATTCTCTGCTTAACGCCTTCTTCTGGATTATTAACAACAGCAATTCTTTTGACTGTTCCAGACACGTAACTTGTAGCAGGGATAGTATATGAGCCATATCTAAAATCTGCATTACTATCAAAACCAAATAAACGCTCAACACCTTGCGGCTCACGCTTAATTACAGGTTTTAAATATCCAATAAGGACACTTCCTGGACCTATTTTTTCTCCAACCTTGACAACACCATCCCCATCAAGTTTAGAGAAGTCTGGATTCCTAGCTATTTTTCTAAATTCGTCTAGTCCACGACTACCTTTTCCTCCAACCCACTCTTCACGGATGTCAAAGGTTTCTTCGTGCATCTCATCAGTAACCATCTTGTTTGCAAACTCTTTAGAGATAACAATACCATCTTCGTAGTTGTAACCTTTGTATGGAAGGTAACCTATCCTTGCATTAATGCCCATTGCAAGCTTACCATTTTTGGTCTGCCAACCTTCTGCAACCATGTCGCCTTTTTTTACTCTGTCTCCCGGCTTAACAGTTACTTCGTTATGGATGAAACTTTGATTCAAAGGAAAGTAATTATAGAACTGATGATTGTGCTCATTGCCTTCATCGTCCTTAATGACTATCTTGTGTTCTTCTACTCTGTCCACAACACCATTGATGTTAGCTTTGACAGGTCTGCCATGCATTTCTCCTATCAAGTCTTCATAGGTCTTATTGGTACCATTCACAGAAGCCATAACTAAAGGTACTTCTCTGTTCTTTAGAAGGATGGCTTGTTTCTGCATATTAGTACCCATAAGAGCTCTGTTACCATCGTTATGCATAACAAATGGTATCATATTTGCAGATAGACCCATGACGTTCTGAGGGGCACTATCGACGTAATCAATATCAGAGATATGGACATCAACTATCTTGCCCTTGCGTCTAGCAGGAACTGTGTCTTTGGTGAAGATAAGAGTGCTTCCATCTCGTTTTATAAAGCGAGAGTCATAGAATGCTACCGTCTTATCGTATTCGTCGTCAGGTGAAATTTCTACGGTGTTAGCTTTGGATACCTCAGCCTTACCATTCTTTACCTTCAAGACAGGTACATAAATAGTTCTATCCCTAAGTATTGCAGACTGTGATAAGTGTTCAACTAAACCTATATTCTCTGATTCAGGAGTTTCTATAGGGTCGAGTCTATTGATACCCATAGGCTTTAAATCTCTAGGGTCTACAGTCTGTATCTTGGCCTGAGAGTTAATACCACCACTCCCACGCTCACCAAGCTGAGTGACTCTGTTATTAATAGCAGCCATAAAGAGAGGGTTTGTTTGCTCAGTGTTCTGAGATAAATCACTGTTCTTCATAAAACTATCTACAGCAGTTCCAAACTTAGCCGCCTTAATCTTCGTCCACGTCGAAGTCTTTACATCTTTTAATGACGCAACTACATTTCTTTTAAAGGATTCAAAATCTTTATCTATTTCTTTCATTATCAAATCATTATCGTCAAGTACAGGCTTGAACCTAAGGTCATCTCTATCATCAGAAGATTCTTCACTTCTGACTACAGAGAATGCTTTAGATACTGCTCGTGAGAACAAATCCTTTGTAAGCTTGGTTCCAGGCATACCAAGAGTTGCTTTATTTACACTGCTTCCGTCAGCTCCGAAGTTACCATGCTCTTGAAAGAAATCAAGTATCTCTACTTGGGCTTTGTCTGGAGTTTGTGCTTTTAAGTTCTTACCAATGATAGATTTTCCAATTGTCATAGCAGAGGCTTTACCCTTACTATCTGAAAACAATTGGTCAGAGAATGAGTCATTGCCCGTCATTCTCTTTATTTCTGTATCAGAGAATCCAATGCCCCTTAAAAAATCTATACCATTGAACTTTTGAGCATTCATTCCACCAACTTCTATGAAGAACTTAGTCTTTATAGGGTCTACCATTATCTCTATTGAGGGCATGAACGCTGTGTATTTATTTCTATCGAATCTAAATTCTGTAATGACAGTATGGTCTTTGCTGTCGCGGTCAGTATAAATACCAGGCTTTAAAATCATTTGACTAAGAAGATTTTTCTCATTCCCACCGACAATATAAGTCCCACGCTCTGTTAGATAATAAATAGGTATTATGTTTCTGTCGTTACTTCTGGACAAGACTTTATTAGTAGCATCATCCTTGATAACTATCTTTCCTCTAAGATAACCAACGAGGCTCTTCTTAGTGTTTTTCATATCTATGTGAGCTTCGAAGTCGTCAAGCCCCTCTGGCTCAGTAATACTCAAATTCTCTATATAAAGACTTCTCCCATTAGATTTAATGGGAGTGTTGGCTTTGATATATTCAAGCATTCTATTTTTTAAATCAACAGTCTTTTGGTGTAACATTCTAGATCAGCGCCCCTTCCTCTCTATTATCCTCGTATTGAACGAATACAATGAGTACCCCTTCTTTAGCGGCAAAGTTACGCTCGCATATAGTCACAACCAGGTCTGGATCATTCATCACCAGTTCCATTGCTTTCTCTTGTCCAGGAAGTATAAAGGTTTTTATTCCTATCTTCATTATATCTCACCCCATTATTTTAAGCTATTTCTTCGAGGAGGTTTCTGTTCAGGCATAGGACGCATATCTATCTTACTTTTACCACTCGAATTCTTTGCTTTACCTAATTCGCTTAATGCTGCTTCTATTTTATCTCTATAGTTCTTTGGCAAGGTTTTTAGGAATTCTGCTTTTTCTTTATCTCCGACCTTAGAAAGTTGCATCGCAATTCCTTTTATTTGAGACTCTTCCTTGCCATCAGTATTCTGTTGACCTTTTCCTCCACCGTCTGTTTTTTGTGCAGCTTTAGGATTCGCATTATGTTTTCCTATACCTCCACCATTTGCTCCTGCTGGAGAGTTTGGTGCTGGAGTCTGACCATTAACAAGAGGTGATTGAGCCATCATAGGTGCTCCAGTTCCAGGATCTATCGGTGCTCCAGATTGAGGGTCTACAGGATTGCCGTCAGGTCCAACTGGCGCAAATTTAGCTTGATGTTTTTGAAGCTCTGCTTGTATTTCTATCTGTTTCTTTTGAAGAATTAACTGTGCATCAAGCTGTTTCAGTTTAACTTTCGTATCAAGTTCTACAGCTTCTAAAGCCTCAGCTTCAAGAGCGGCTTTCATCTTGTCAGCATCAACACCAATGACTTTCCACATGTAATCGTTAGTAACCTTGCCCTGTTCATTAAGCTGTATGATGAGTTGTTTTTGTTGCACATCATCTTGCATCTTCAAGTCAGACATTTTTACAGTTACTAAAGAGTCATCATCTTTGTCGCTTACCCATTCTTTTCTTGCCCTAGCCATATTCTTTATGATGAAATTCTGCATAAAGTCTTTTTGGAGCAGTCTATATGTGATGAATTGGTTCTCTAGTATCTTTAGAGATATTGAACTGCCAGAATAACTAACCCCACCAAATATGAATTCTCTAGGGACATTCATGCCTGCAAGTATTTCTGATTGAATCTGCTCTATTTCTGGGGTTACAAGTAATGCTCTTCCTTGACCACCTATATTAATCATATTAACTGGCACAGGAGATACCACCTTGTGGTTAGGGTCACGCGTAGCTTTATTGAGTTCGTTAGCAAAAGCATTAGCGACAGCATTCCAGTCTGCCTGAGGGTTATAATCTTGAGTCTTTTCTATATAATAAACTCTCATAGGAACTATATGTTCTCTAGCTATAGCTTCTTGTGCTTGACGAAGAACATTTCTGTACATAAGGAGCTTAAGTACATTAGCAGGAACTGGTGTTCCCCAAATAATATTTTCACCCATAGAATCTGTAGGTCTGGAGAAGTGATAGATGTTATTTGAGTTAAGAACTATCGCACTACTCTTGATTACAGCTTCTTTTATGATGTCAGGTATTTTGTCATATTCTTCTTTAGGTCTCTTCTTCTTAACGATATTTACAAGCGTTGCTGGTATCTGCCATTTGTATTTCTTCTCTTTTGTGGCAGGATTGTAGTCAATGATTATCTTACTAGGGTCAAGTCTAACCATGTTTTTCCACTCAATACCACCAGAGGCAGGATTTGTCCATAATTCACCGAATACGAAGCAGTTACCGTACAAGTAATAGTCTATGCCTATTTCTATTAAGAGCTTATAAATGTTTAGCTCCTTAAAGAACACTCTCTTATAAAGCTTTACAGCATCGCTATCATCGCCACTCTCCGCGTTAGTATGCTTATCTTCAAGGTAAACCTCAGTTATAGGAAATGAAGCAAGGGCATTTACTGCACCGGCTATTAATGGATCGAAAGTATAGAAGTACTTACACCATCTAAATATCTCAGTCGTTGTCCTTGGTATTTGTGTATCTGCAAGGTTCAAGAACGGAGATGGGTAAGGGTCTTGAACTCTACCATCAAAAGAAGCTACTTTAATCATAGCATCTCCGAGTGCAGCTTCTTTTTCTTTCTTCAAGAACTCAACCTTCTTAGGATCGAGGTCTACAGGATTATTCAAATCAACAGCGCTAAATGGTAATTCTTCAATCTCACTAAATTCTTTTGACACCTATATCACCTCAATCCAAAAAGTCGTTGTTGTTCATTTAGTATCGCACTCTGTGTTGCTATTTCTCTATTTGCAAGCATACCATCTGTTATTTGAAGGCTAACGATATTACGAATATTATCAGGGAGAGGGAGTTTCTCAAGAATAGTTCTGACCTCTCTGCCTCCCTTGAAAGGCTTATTGGCAGGATAGTGTTCATGTATAACTTTAAGTATCCTAGCAATTGTTGTCTGCATTATCCCATTGAGCCTTACAGACTCAGCTTGTTCTTTCTCGCCATCAATCTTAGACACATCGTGTGAGTCGTAAGTATCAAGGAGATATTCATTTATGTGGTCAAAGAATTCATGCTCATTAATGTCTGGATTGAAATACCTGCAATTCATCGAATACAAAGTCTCTATGATATAACTAATAACTTCTGAGTTAATACTCTCTGTAAAATTCGGAACTATGGTCTTAATGACCTTGAACCCGAACGCTAGTTCTTCTATAGTTAAATCATTATTCTCACGCTGAAAGAAGTCTATAGGCTTGTTGCTAAAAGCTCTTATAATCTTCTCAAACACATGGTAACTAGTAAATGGATATAGGTTGTTCTTAAGGCTATGAATGCACATAATCTTGTTAAGAGGTATATCATCAATGTCTTCGATGCGGAAGTGATCCTCAATAACTTTAATCATTGCGTTAACATCCCAAGTAGTCCATTCTTCTCCGAGTTCTTTATTTAGAACTTGAAGATAAATGACTGGGTGTATGTTATTTTCAGAGAAGATGCTTGTAATAGTCATTTTCTCTTGGGCTGATTTTTCAATTTTATCTTGAGGAAGTCTTCCCTTCATCCTTTTCATGCCTTTTTTAGATTCAGAATTAAAATAATCTCTAAAGAACTTTTTATTCTGCTTTTCAAAATAATCAAAAGCTTCTGAGTCCATATCTAAGGCAAGCAGAGAACTGATGACTTTGTCGTCCACCATGAACACGACTCTGTCTGGGAGGAATCCGACTTTTACTCTGTTCGCCAAGTAATGAGGACTGAGATAGCTTCCTTGCAAAGAACGAATATCACTAGCTGAGCCACCTAGTCCTAAAAAACTTAATGAGTTACCTAAGAAAGCATACTTCTCTAAAGGCCTTGTGAACTCCCAGGAGATTTTATATTCAGTTCCATCGTCAACCATTCTAAGTAAAATGTCTGCAAGCTTCTCTGTGGCTTCGTTTTGCTTAGAATAAAAATCTTTTATCGATGCGATATTCTCTACTATTTCTCCGATACTCATGGTGAGGACATCAATGTCCTGAGCAGATGATGCTTGTTTTGTAATGTGTTTCTGTAAGCCAAGTTGTTTTTCTAGTATATTTTTAGCAAATTGCTGTTCTACAAACTGTATTTCACTATACATCTTGTTTAAAAGTAAATGCTTGAAGTACTCAGCATCTTTATGTTGCCAAGCTTCATACATGACAGAACTCATTTCGTCTGTTCCAATAGTCTCTATAGTAATCTCTTTGATGCCGTTCTTTACAACGAAGACAGCTCCAAAAGGAGTGAATATAATCTTTAAGTTACTCGCAAGATTTTGTACTTGCGAGTAATAGTTGCCTTGGAGGACACTGGAATTTTCACCTTCCATTTGCCTTTTAAGACTGTCGGCTTTTATCTTTTTGTTTGCAATAAATGCCCCCGTAATAGCTCCTACTAGGCTTGAGGGATTGATAGAAACATCAAAAGCAGTCTTGTCCATTGGGGCGGCAGACTTTCTTATGCTTTCATTTTCACCTATCACTTCGTTGTAGGCATCATTTATGATATCTTCTGATATTTTTCTCATAATAAATGAGGCGAGGCTGTTATGCCTTGCCTCCCTCACCCCCGCCAACATTTTTCTCTTGCTCTGATGGTTCATTTTTATCTATTCTAGCTGTCTCTAGCTGTGTGTCAACTGTGTCCACTGGCTTTACGTTATTACCTCTGTAAGCAAGGAATGCTGGGTGGCTTTGGATTGCTTGTGCGTCTGTCATTGCGATTACCTCCTCCGTATTCATTTACTTAAATTTTATAACACTGAGCGTTTAAAGTAAAGTTTCATCGTTATCCACATTATCCACAGAGTTATCCACACAAAAAAATAGTCCACGAATTCGTGGACTATTTTTTTGTGTATTAATAAGTGCCTGTCACATATAATCTTTTACTACGAGAAGCAGTTCTTATAGAATCTAGCCCTGCAAGCATAGTTGCAAAGTATGCTTGGAACCATGAAGTTGTACTGATTGGCAGACCCATATCCACAGAGTGGTTGTGGATAGTTGTTAATGCCTGATGGAACCCAGCAGTCTCTTCTGTTGTAGGTTCTCTTTGCTCAACTTCTTTGATGTAAAACCATTCGGCCATAACTCTCATTCCAACTTCAAGCAATAGATTTACAGACGGTTGATTTGCAGGAGTTGAATTCTTTAATTCCTGATACATCATAGCTTTAGTATATTGATCACCGTTGTCATAGATATCTTTTAACTCATCATTTGTTAAAGACTCAATATCACCATCTATCTGATCTTTCAATTTCTTAAGATACGCTTGCCAGTATATAGGGTCTGTATGCCACTCTTCAATGCTTGTAACAGGAACAACTTGATCATTGATATACCTAAACAAAGGTAATCCGTAAGGGTCTACTATGTTATTTGGTCCAAAATCGTAGTCTACACTTACGACTGTTTCTGTTAAATCGTCAGTTGTTAGTTCTCCATCTGATGATGAACGAATGAAACTGTTTGCCTTAACTATAATGTTCATTGTTAAAATCCTCCTTATATTTCTTCTAGATATGCGTGTACACCAAGAGATATATTTCTTGTCGCACTAGACACTTGATAATAAACACTGTTATTTGTTACTGGTATACTTACTTCTACAGAGCCTGTCATGTTAGTACCTTGCCATGTCCATGACGAAGAATCTCCAACAAATTTAGCTCCCGATCCACTCAAATCTTCAATGTACATACTAAACATCTGAGAAGTGTACGGAACATATGTCCTACAATTTACTGCTGTTTTTGTTGTTGCTGTTCCTGATGTGAGTATGTACAGGTATCCAGCTCCTACAAACTGAACTACATTCCCATTCACATAAAAATTAATAAGATTCTGACTTGCATCCGTCTTGAATGATCCTACAAATCTTCCCCATGACGAATTGTATTTTGCCGCAGTGTCATAAGCGGTAGTTAAAGTGTTACCAAAAGAATCTTTGTCCGGAACTGCTATTGAGATATATGGAGTTAAGACTCCTGACACGTTCTTTAGATAAACATAATACCAAGTGCTCGCTGCCTTCGTTGTACCTGTCGCTACATTCCCCCATCCTACATTTATTTTTGAAGCAATTTCGTATGTTGTACCTGAAATATTTATAGTTCCTACATTAATTGCAAATGTAGAAGCTGTTAAATAAACAAGTCTGCAACCTTGAACAAAACTTCTTGGAGTAGGTACTGCACTTATTGCCGCTGTTAATAACCATACAGCGGCACCAACTGTAACATCAGTGCATACATAGTAGTTATCAAGAGTAGTGTTTACCCATGCACTCCCTATAGAATATCCTTGAGACGAGTCATTAGTCACTGTTGGATTAGTAGTTGCTGCATAGTTATTTTTTATTCCTGTAAAGACCACCATCTCAGAACCGTTTACTTTAATGTTGCCATTCGTAGCAGACGACTCAACCTTTGTTGCTCCAGCAAATATACCATCAAGCTTAGTTTTGTCTGCGGCACTTTCAAAACCTGCAACAGAAGTTGTTGCCACAGCATGAGAAGTCCCTCCAGAGCCTATATGTGAAGATGGCGTAACATCTGTTATTCCATATCCAGAATAAGTAGTTGGCTTATTTAAAACTCCACTCCAATCAACAGCAGATGCTGTTGCAGCTGTGTATGCTGTGTATCCTGCGGCATTGCCGAGATTAGCTTCGTCAACTACAATGTACATAATGCCAGTGTCAAGTTGCTGAACACTATCACCAAGCTGAACCGTAGCTGTGGTAAGGGCGAATCTAGCTGTTTGGTTAGCTACTTTGACTAATCTTTCTAAAGATCCAGCAGGGAGCCTAGCTATATCTATTGTTCCGGAAGTAATCTTGCTAGCGTCTACGTTCTGAACAAGTTTTGACGAGCCATCAAGGGTTGCGTAGCCAGAAGCGATTCCTCTGTTAGCTATGTTCTCAGGAGTGAAACCTAGAGCAGGTTGTTTAGCATTAAAAGTTGCCCAATCAGTACTTGTTAGATAACCAGCTTGTGCAGATGTTGCTTGCTTTACCTGTATTGTGAGTCCAGACCCTATCACAGCTCCTGTACCGCCAGTTATTGCTAGCACAGAGGATGTAGACTCAATTAAATTGCCCTTCGTAATAGCTGGCTCTTTACTATTAAATGTTGCCCAGTCTGTAGATGATAGATATCCTGACTGAGATGCAGAAGCCTGTTTAACCTGAACTGTTACTCCAGAGCCTATGATAGCTCCCGTGCCGCCAACTATAGTTAGCACAGACGATGTAGACTCTGTAACGCTGCCGATAGTGAGAGCTGATTGTTTATTATTAAATGTAGTCCAGTCCGTAGAAGACAAATATCCAGCTTGTGAACCACTAGACTGCTTAACTTGAACTGTGACTCCAGAACCAAGTATGGCCGAAGTTCCTCCAGTGATAGTCAGTACAGAAGATGTGGTTTCTGCAAGATTGCCTCTAGCAAGTGTAGATTCCGACCATACAGCATTACCAGTCGTTGTATCTATGCATGTATAACATTTTTTGTGTGTAATATCCACCCATATGCTACCCACGGTATAGCCCTGCAATCCATCATTAGTATTGATAGGAGCGACAGTTGCATCAAAGACATTCTTTTTAACCAACAGCGTATTTGGCAAGCTTGGTCCATTGCCAATAAGCAATTCTTTTGTGTCCATAGCAAAGACTAATTCGCCTGCGCTGTTAGAAGCAGGAACATTATTTCTCATCCCTCTTTTAACTTTTATTAGACTCATGGTGCAACTCCTCTCACTTTATCTTAACTTCCCATCTTGGAGAATATTTATTCTCTGTCACAGTAGCGCTTGTGACATTCTCCATTTTGAATTGTCGGATACTGTTTTTGTCTTTACAATATCCCCAGTACTTATTATCTCTCATTTCGTAAGGCTCTGTCTCTCTGGTAGATGTTAGACCTTTAGCATCAACGTAAGTAATGTTTACGGTCTTTTGCTCCATAGCTCCACGAACTATATTTTTTAAAATGTCACTATTTGTCATAAGGTTTAACCTGTTCCTTTCCATAAATTGCTTTACTCGCGTACGTATGTCTATTTTACGCTTTTTTTTTACGTTCACAGCTATCGCTGTCTTAAAGAGCGATTCGATGCTCTCCGTTGCACTTTTTGAGTCCATTTCTGGAGTCTTGTGATGATGACCTGTTTCTATAGTGATTCGAGCTTTGCCTGGCTCTACTGGTTTTCTATCAGCTTGATTAATCTTTTCGCCAGATCCCCGTATATTTCTTCCTGACATAGCTGTTAAAGCTGTAGCAGGCAACGCAAACGATAAAGACCTTGCAGTCGCAGCAGGCATCTCATATTTAAAGAAATGCTTCCAAGGCATTGATTCGTGCACTGGAGGTTTTTTCTTGAAAAGCTTGCCTATTCCTGCTTTTTTCTCCATCTTTTTCTTTTTAAAATCACTTATAGGAACATCAATAACTATCTTATCGTTGCCACCTTTATTCACTTTGCGTGCATCGTAACGCAAGTCCCTTCCTGTTGCGTAGCTCGCTGCCGCAGGAACTGCGAAGTATGGCAGAGAACGTAATGCATTTTGAGCTACGTCTTCCTTTAGGACTTTTTTAAAAAAATGTTTGCCACCAGTAAACGTAGGTGTAGATGCTAGTTTTTCATAAGCTTCGTCTATAATTTCTGATGTTTTATACAGAGTCCTGTTGTTATAACTGGAACTATGTTTGCGTCTGTTGTCTGTGTATTTATCTTTTTTTCTTGCATGATAAATTTCAGATACAGGCTCTGGCATAGAATCATATGACTTCTGTACAGTATTCTTATTTTCAAAATACTTATCTCCAAGCATATGGACACCAAGATTACCTGCACCAATACCTGCTCCGAGAACAAGACCTTTTAGGAATCTATCTTTTTCTGCAACTGTTTTTTTAGACTCGCCTTGCAAACCTTTTGCAAAGTTAGACAAGTTAGCTTCTCCAGGAGCTTTATTCTTTGACATATCTTTGGCTTTTGAGAATGCTTTCTTTAAAGCTTTTCCTGCTCTGCCCTTAAATAAGAATTTATCTCCAACAATCTCAGGCACAGACTTTACAGCATCTTTCATTTGGATAAATGGAGCAAACGGGTCTCTATGTGAAATAGCGCTAGAAACTCCTGCGGCAAGTATTGCTGCCGCAAGAGCTTTGGGTAGCAAAGTATGCTGTTTTAATTCTTTTCCTTCATTGCCTGTATCTTCATCAACCACTTCATAAGATAACTTTTCAAATAGGGCATCAATAGTATCTGACGCTGACTTGTTTGTTATAGATTCAGGCGGAATGACCACAGGCTTGTTATTTAAAATCTCATCATGGACATTAGTAGATGGCTTAAAAGCTTGCTTAGCTTTTTTTACCCCATCCTTAATGCTAGAACCCACAATGGCTGTATTAATAAGTCCGTTGAGCATACGACGATACCTCCTTATAATATTTAAGGCATTTCTTTAATTTTTAAAGAAATGCCTTAAATCATCATTCTTAGAAACTAAAGAGAACTTTAGTTATGCTAGTTTATATTTAATTATTCTTCGTCGCCTTCGCCTTCGTCTTCGTCAGTTTCATCGTCTTCTTCGTACTCTTCATCCACGTCGCCTTCTTCATCAATGTCTTGATCAAGTATGTCAGCTGGGAGTCCAAGTTCTTCAAGAACCTGTGCCACTGCTTCTTCTTGTGCTTCAGCCTCCGCATAAACTTCTTCTGCTGCTTGTTTACGTAGTTTAGCATCTTCATAACTAGCCGCAACCCTTTCAAGAATTTCACAAGTATCTTCTACAGAGATAGAATTGTGAGCAGCAACTTTTTCAATTAAGTCACCTATAATGGCAGCCGCCTTAGTTTCTTCATTGCCAGAGCCTACAACATAACCTGCTCCGAAACCTGAAGCTCCACCAGAAACAGCACCAACTCCAACCTTAGTTTTTGTTGAACCGAGCATACCTCTACCAACGCCATAAGCTTTAGAATCTTTTGCTCTCCTTGCAGCATCGATAAGTTTGTCAGAAGCTATTTGTCTTACTTTTTCAGTACCTTCAATAGCCTTGTTCTTGGCGCCTTTAAAAGTTGAAGCACCTGCGTTTAAAAGAGAACTAACTTTAGTTTTGCCATTGTTAAAAACTCCTTTAGCAACAGTAGCGGCTTTACCACCAGATATGCCAGCTTCTTTTTCCATAACACCTTCAATTATTTCTTCAGCTAATTTGTCAACTAATTCACGGTATTCATTGTTTTTCATAATAAAAGACCTCCCGACCTATTTTTATATTTTAATTTTAATTTACTTCCTTTTAAATATCAAGTTTCTTGCTTGTTTCTAAGTTTGTTTACTCCGTAAGCAGTCCCACCTATTGCGGCCCCCGCTCCACCATATAGACCAATGGCTTTGCTAGATTCCACATGGTTCAACCTGACTAACTCATTATACATGCTTGAAAATTTACTTTCAGCCGCATCGATAACTTTTTGTTGTTCAGAGATAACATTCTTCATCTTATCTACCAAAGTCTTGTTCTTCTTGGACTGTGCAGCCTTGTCAGCAAATGAACTATTTCTTGCGTTGGCTATCGCGGCGCCCAAGTGTTTATCTTTGATTTCTCCAAGACTTTTAGCTCCTTTTACGTAAGCCTGGTTAGTCTTTTTGAGGTGAATGATGTTATCTTTAAGGCTTCGAAGAAGTAGCACTGTAGGATTCGTAGAATTAATTTTTGGATTAGATGCAGCATCTAAGACTGCTTTGCTAGCTTTAACACCTTTAAGCGTTGCGATGTCTTTGATACCTTTCCCTATTCCAGCAAGAGAAGCTTCTTTAATAATTAAATTCGCTGTCTTTTCTATCAATTCATTACGATCAGAAGCCAAATATTGAGGTTTAAGTTCGTCGTTATTCCCGTAGTTCCTGTTTTGAGAATATTGATCGCCTATAGTCTTCGCTCCGGCAACACCGGCACCAATTGCAGCAGCACCACCAACAGTTTTTGCTCTAGCCTTAAACGTTTCTTTTTTTTGGGTTTTCAAGTCACCTTTTAGATTTTTCATCTTTTCATAATCAGGCTTCATAGCTCTTCTAGTTGTTGAGTCTGAAAACTTTCTTCCAAGCCAACCCTTCGTCGAATTCATTGTATCCTTAGTATGACTCATCTTTCCTTTAAGGGAACTTATATCCTTTTCTACCTTACCAACATTCTTTCCAAGAACCTTGCCAACAAATCCAGCTTCTTTAGACAATACATCAAGCATAACAGATGCTGATTTGTTCAGTCCACCCATATTCTTAAATATGCCCATAATATAAGCATAATTTTCAGACTTGCCCTCAGAAGAAGCTCTCGCTTTAGCTTTGTTCCATAGTTCTTCTTGTTTTTTTGTTTTTACGACATTTGTGGGCATTTTATTTTCACCTCGCTCTCAATTTTTTCTTTTTGTTATCGAGGTTTATAGCATGACTACGTTGGTCTTTTATGTCATTAGCCATTGTAATCAAGTCTTGAACATTCTTTATAACGGTACCATTGTCTGTAACTATAGGTGTTTCTTTTTTGGAATGAGAAGCAGTCTTCATCATACTATAATTTCCTAAAGAAAACTCATTCTTTTCATTCATATCAACCAATTGTAAATCTAAAGCATAGTCATTTGGAAGAAGTTTTGCTTCTTTCATTTGAGAAACTTTCTGATCTATAGCCTTTTTGTAAAGAATTTGTTCTCCCTTGGTTACTTGAGCTTCTTTACACATCGTGCCAAAAATGTCTTGTGCGTTCATATAAGAACGATCATACTTAACAAAAGCCTCTGCTACAGTGTATATGCTTCGAGCAACTTTATCTAAAGATGATTTACACTCAATATCTAATGCTTTTGATTCAGAAGCTAACTTTTCTGCTACGATTTCTTTAATGTCTTTTCTTTTTTCTGGAACAAGATTGCCCATTTCGTGAGAAGAATAATTAAGAAAATTTAGACTATCTTGATTAGCTTTCTTCTCTGTGGAGGCTACTTTCTGTTCACCGTTATTGATAATGTCTTTGACTGTTGGTAATGCCGCTAAATCAAAAATAACTTCTCTCTCTGGAGAGTGTCTTAGTTGTGCGTACTTTAATAAGTAAACGGAGTTATTCACCTCTTCGATAACTCTTGCTATCTGATTGTCATTGAGGTCATCAGCAGAGGCTATCTTAGCGATACCAACATTAAGATCAACGTTATATCTGGTATAGTCGGTGACTACTTTGTCTTTGTAACTATGGAGTTTTATTGGAAACTCGCCGTTGTCTTCGCTGATTTTTTCAATTTTCTTTGTGTCTCCAGCAAGACTTTTCAGTAAAGATGACATATATAATCACTCCTTCATTCGTCCTTACTAAAATTATATTGTTATATGGCTAAAAAAACAAGTGTTGCAGTATTTTGTGAAAAAACTATTGCATTGCTGTGCGCTATTGTGTATAATTAGTTTAACACCAAATATTAAAGGAGGCCAAACAAAAATGGCGAAGAATGAGATACCTAAGGTAACAGAAAAAAATACGAAGGCAGAACTAATGGATGCTTTCAATAAAGTGGTTGCAGAACTCGAAGCTAAAGCTGTAACTGTAATGGATCCTGTAAAGGAAGCAAGCGAAAAAGCAACTAAGGCTGTTGTGAGCAAGGTTGAGAGTATTAATGTTGGAACAATACAAGGAGCGTTATCAGCGTTCACATCTAATTTAGAAAAACTTCAAAGTGAGCTTGCAGTATATAATGATGTTCAGTCTGCTATTGATGCTAAAAATGCTGAACTTAAAGAAATGTTCAGTATCGAAAAATCAGCATATACTTTGGCCGCTTTAATTAATACGCAAAATGAACTTAAAGAATCTTTTGAAAAAGCTTCCTCAGAAAGAAAAGCACAGGCTCTTGCTGCACTTGATGAAATCAGTGATCAGATTGAGGCTAAAAAAGTAGAGTTCCAGAATGAATCTACTCGCTTAATTAATGAGCAAGCTGACAAAAGAAGAAAAGAAGAAGCAGAATACAAATACGCGACTGAGAGGCAAAGAAAGATCGACGCTGACAAATTCTCAGATGAAATGGCTGATAAGAGAAAAGCTCTCGCCATCCAAATCGAAAAAGATAAGAAAGAAATTGCCGACATGGATGCTGAACTCAATACCAGAGAAGCTAAAATCAAATCAAGAGAAACTGAAATAGCTGATATGGAAGCTAAGATCGCTCAATTTCCTGGCATTCTTGAAAATGCTGTTAAGAAAGCAGAAGTTGATGGACAAAAGACTGCTGCTACATCCTACGGTTTTGAGACAAGATACCTCAAGAAAGAATATGAAGGCGAAGTTGCTCTTCTTAACAATAAGATTGAAACTCTCACTAAGTCTCTTGACGATGCTAACGCTCGTAATGAAAACTTACTTGCTAAGCTTGATGATTCTTCTGCTAGACTTGAAGCTCTTGCTACTAAGACTGTTGAGGGCGCATCTAACGCAAAACTTGTTTCAACTCTTGAAACTGCTCTTCGTGACAAGAATAGCGCACCAAGTAAATAAACTCCCCTGTTTATATATTAAAAAGGCTTGTACCAATGGTGCAAGCCTTTTTTGCTATGCCTCGTGTTGTTGACTTGATATATAGTAAGTTATAATATTATTGTAGGATTATCAAATAAAGAGGCGGTGATTTCATGCTTTTAGGTCTTGGAATGATTCATTCTCATTTCTCTGCTTCACACGGCCCATCGGGAGTATATACAACTGTATCTGCTAATGAAGTAATAACTTTTGACAAGCAATTAAATACAATAGAAATAACTGCGGTGGTAGCTCCATTAGAAATCAAATTTAACAACGATGAAGACAGCATGTACATTGCAAGCAGTTCTTCAGATGGAATCGTTGGTATGCCAGTAAATAGAATTATTGTAGTTGGTGCAGCTGGACAAAAGTTAAAATGGAGAGGTCTTGTAGGAATAAACAATACGTAAGGAGGGGTAACTATGCCTTTTAGTGGTGGCGTTGTAATAATCGTTAATGGTGGCGGTGGAGGAAGTGGTCCAGATATAAATCCTCCAGATGGCATTGTTGATGAATCAAACAGAATTACTCTTGATGGAGTGACTGTAGAGCCTCAAGAAGTAAAGCAGGCAGAGGCTGATATTATTGACTTGGAGAATAACAAATTAGGCAAGACAGACCCCCTCGATGGAGGAGGATTTTAAGGAGGTATAGGAGATGGCACACACCATAAAGATAAAAAGGGGTATGAAATCTACCATGCCTTCAGAAGCCGGGGCGGGAGAACCTTTGTTCACCATGGACACCAAAGAGCTCTTTATAGGAAATGGTAGTGGTATGCCTCTATCTCCTATAGGTGGAACGAAAGTTGGCGCTTCTGGCTCACAAGACTATCTTAATGATAGTTATTTTGAGCAAGATTCAACGAATCATATTCGAATAAAGCAAAATTCTACTTTGACTGGTGTTGATGTAGAAAAACTTGGCGGATATACAGCTAATCATTTTTCACCTACTACGCATAATCATTCAGGTGTTTATGAGCCTGTTCTAAGTAAAGGCAACGTGACAGAGTCCACGTCGTCTGTATTGACTATTTCTGGTGGCACTGGAGCAGTAATAGGCTCTGGAGTAACAGTCCAGGTAAAGCAAGCAACATCTGCACAAGCTGGTTATCTAACAAGTACTGATTGGACTTCATTCAATGGAAAGCAAGATAGTCTTGGATATACTCCAGTAGCAGACACTAGAAAAGTGAACAATCATCCTTTGAGTTCTGACGTAACATTGGACTATTCTGATGTTGGTGCTGAACCAACTTTAACAAAAGGCAATGTTTCTGAAACTATGTCGTCAATATTAAACATCATTGGCGGTGTTGGAGCAGTAATAGGGTCTGGTGTAACTATAGAGGTTAGCCAAGCATCGTCTTCTCAATCTGGATATCTTTCAGACTCAGACTGGTCAACCTTTAATAGTAAGCAATCATCATTAGGATATACTCCCGTTGTAGACACTAGAAAAGTAAATGGATTCGCACTCACTTCTGATGTAACTTTAGATGCACCATCTGTAGGAGCAGAACCAACATTAACCAAAGGAAATATCTCAGAATCAACTTCTTCTGTACTTACTATCACTGGTGGTACTGGGGCGGCAATAGGTTCTGGTGTTACAGTTCAAGTTAAACAATCGTCGTCTACACAGAGTGGATATTTGTCTAATATAGACTGGGCAACATTCAATAGTAAGCAGAATGCTCTTGGATTTACTCCTGAGAATTCCGCAAACAAAGGTATTGCCAATGGTTATGCTGGATTAGATTCTTCGGGTCAGGTAAGTCAAAATATCGATGCTAGTAAAATTACAAGTGGTATTATAGATATAGCTAGACTTCCTGCTGCTGCGATAGAAAGATTAGCTATAGTTGCTAATCAAACAGCCAGATTCGCCCTTACGACAGCTACAGTTCAGAATGGAGACACTGTAAAAGAACAAGATACAGGATCCATGTTCTTTGTAGTTGATGATACAAAATTAAATCTTCCAGCTGGTTACGCACAATATACTGCTGGCACTGCAAGCTCTGTTGAATGGAGTGGAGTTCTTCACACACCCGCAAGCTTATCTGGCTATGGAATTACAGATGCAATAGCATCGTCAGACGTTGTAACAACGCCTACAGCGAATAAGATACTCAGACTTGATTCAAACGCTAAGCTTCCTGCTGATATTACTGGAGATGCAGGAACTCTTGGTGGACACAATTCTGCGTATTTTTCACCGACTACTCATGATCATGCTGGTGTGTACGAACCCGTACTAACGAAGGGGAACCTGACAGAATCTACGTCGTCAATATTAACTATCACTGGTGGTACGGGAGCTGTTATAGGTTCTGGATTAACTGTTAGAGTAAAACAAGCTTCGTCTTCTCAGGATGGTTATTTATCTTCTGCTGATTGGACAACATTTAATGGAAAGCAAGCCGCTCTTGGCTTTACTCCAGTTCCAGATACTCGCACTGTAAATAGCAAGGCTTTAAGTTCAAACATTTCATTGTCTGCATCTGATGTTGGCGCTGAACCAACTCTAACAAAAGGTAATCTTTCAGAGACTACTTCGTCAGTATTAACTATAACAGGCGGTACAGGAGCAGTAATAGGAAGTGGAGCTACAATTAGAGTTAAGCAAGCCTCTGGCTCGCAAGATGGTTATCTGTCTTCAACTGATTGGACATCATTCAATGGAAAGTTAGATACTTCTACGTACACAGCGAATGATATACTTACTAAGATTAAGACTGTAGACGGTGCAGGCAGTGGATTAGATGCAGAATTCTTGACAGGATACAAATACTCAGACTTTACTTTTAATAATCAAGGGTTCGTCAATAGTGCATTGACTACGATTGCATTGTCAGGAACTGAAAAAGATACATTTACTTTAGCTCCAACAGGAACTACATGGCAATATTACTATCTTGGAGATTTAGTGACTATCACTGGAAGCAAGTCAATAACGCTTCCTGATCTTGGCGGAGGAACCCACTTCAGTGGAATACACTACATCTACATTGACAATACTACTGGAACGCTAAAAAGTAATAATGCAGTGTGGGATCTTGAAGCCGTATTGCCTGTAGCTATAATCGTATGGAACCAATCAAATACTTCTGGGGCTAGAGCTGTACTTGCAGATGAAAGACATACGATAAAATATGCTCCACGATTGCATAAGTATCTCCACTTGACTCGTGGTACTCAAAAGATTAGTGGTGGAGCTATATCTGGATTCACACTTCTTACTGCTACAGATGCTGGTGTAACTTATGGATTAGCATCGACAACTATTGCGGATGAAGATATATTTATTACTATTCCTACAATGACTGATGGCGCTGGGACTGGAGCAAATAATACTTTGTTCTATCATACTGGTGTGAGTACTTGGGGTTGGAAATCAGGACAGAATTTCTCATTTATTCCTGGAGCAAATGGTAGATTGCAATATGATAGTCCTTCTACAGGATTAACACAATGTGCTAATAATAGATACTTGAACTCATATATTTTTGCTACCAACTTTGTAGGAGAAGCAGCTTATGCTGTTGTTTGGAGTCAGCAAGAATATACATCTGCTGCATTAGCTGAGGCAGAATCAATATCAAATCTTGACTTTACTAACTTTCCAGTAACAGAATTTGTTCCTCTTTATCAGATCACGTGGAGAACAGATAATGCATTTGCAAGCACTGGAAGCTCAAGAATTGAAAAAGTTATCTCTATAAACATATCTTCAGCTCAAGTAACTGGAACAGTAACAAGTGGCGACCACAATGTACTGATTAATCGTGATGTGGCTGGTTCTCACCCTGCAACAGCGATTACTACTGATACTAGCAATAGATTTGTTTCAGACGCTCAAATCACTTCGTGGACAGCAAAACTTGATGCCTCTGCATACACTGCGGCAGATGTTCTCACTAAGATAAAGACTGTGGATGGAGCAGGAAGTGGACTTGATTCTGAATTGCTCAACGGTCAGTTGGCTTCGTATTACACTGACATTGCTTCTCGCCTTGGATATACTCCTGTGAACAAAGTTGGAGACTCTATGAGTGGACAGCTAACTTCAACGGTAACCACAGGCACAGCGCCATTCGTTGTAGCTTCAACATCTAAAGTATCTAACTTAAATGTTGATTCAGTAGACGGATGTGGAGTAAACGATGCAGGGACAACAACATCTGATTTGTGGACAGCTTCTAAAGTACAGTCTGCAATTAATGCTGTTCTTGGTGCTAATGATGCAATGGTATTCAAAGGCACTATTGACTGTTCCGCAAATCCTAATTATCCTGCGGCTGATGCTGGTTGGACATACAAGGTAAGTGTTGCAGGTAAAATCGGTGGAGTAGCTGGGCCTAACGTTGAGATTGGAGACAGTCTATTCTGTATCACAGATAGCACAGCTTCTGGAACTCAGGCGGCTGTCGGAGCTAGTTGGAATATCTTACAAGTAAATTTAGATGGAGCCGTAATATCAAGCTCAGTTTCATCTACAGATAACCAAATTGCAAGATTTGATTTAGCCACAGGAAAGATTATTCAGACATCTCTTGCTACAATAGATGATTCTGGTAACGTCAATATCCCTACTGGAACTAAGTACAAAATCAACAATGTGAATTTAGCTGCTACAGATGTTGGGGCGGAACCTACACTCACTAAGGGTAATCTTACAGAGTCTACGTCGTCCATACTGACTATCACTGGTGGTACAGGAGCTATTATCGGTTCTGGACTTACAGTTCAAGTTAAGCAGTCTAGTGGTTCACAAGCTGGTTATTTGTCCTCAGGTGATTGGACTACATTCAACAATAAGCAAACTGCCATTGGATACACTCCTGTAAATAAAGCTGGAGATTCTATGAGTGGACAGTTAACTTCGACGGTAGCTGTTGGTACTGCACCTTTCGTTGTAACGTCTACTACGAAGGTTGCGAACTTAAATGTTGATGCTGTAGATAACTGTGGTGTCAATGATTCTGGAACAACTACAGGAGATTTATGGACTGCTTCAAAAATCATGGCATACGTTGGAGCTTTAAAATTTAGAACATTTTGATTTTATTTTTAGATGTGCTAAAATAAGATTAAAAGGACGCCAAAATGTCTACGGTTCGAACAAATTCGAAATCATCATTGCGACCAATGCTCGTCATAAGACGCCAACAAAAAAGGTTTATGGCATTACGAGGTCTGATGAAAACAAATAATTCCAAATAATTATAAATTATGGAGGTGTTTTCATGTCACAGTTAATTAAATTTAAAAGAGGTCTAAAAGCCGATCTTCCTGCTTCCGCTAACGCTGGTGAGCCTTTATTTACAACGGACACTAATGAGTTATTCGTCGGTACTGGCTCAGGTATTGTACCTATAGTTGGAGTTGACGAAAACGTTAAAGTTGGCGCTACTGGAACTAAAGATTTCTTGAGCGAAAGTTATTTCGAACAAGACAGCACAAACCACATCAGAATCAAGCAAAGCACTTTGCTTACTGGTGTAAATGCTGACCAAGTTGACAGCAAGAACGTTGATGATGCTGGAACTTCAACAGACTATCTTTGGACAGCTGGAAAAGTTATTAGCTACGTTCAACAATTTGCTAACGGTCTTGATTGGCAGAACTCAGTACTTTCAATCGCATCAGTAAATCCTGTCACACCTGTTACAGGTGCTAGGTATTTAATTGCTGTTGGAGCTACAGGGGCTTTTGCAGGCAAAGATAATCAAATTGCTGAATGGAATGGAGTAGCGTATGTATTTACTGCTCCAAATCCTGGCTTCGCTACTTACGTGGAAGATGTATCTAAACAATACACTTACAACGGAACGTCTTGGGTTAGCTTTGGTTCAACTACGAACCACAATGCTACATCAGGACTACAAGGTGGAACTACTAATGAGTATTACCACTTAACTTCAGCTCAATACACAGGCTTGACTAGTGGAGCTGCAACAACTCTCCATACTCATAACACTGACAATTTAACTGAAGGTTCTACAAACGTATTCTTTACTGCTGCTAGAGCACAAGACGCAGTTGGTGGAGCATTGGTTGATACTAATTCAATCGACTTCACTTATGCTGGTTCTCAAATTACTGCAGACTTAAGAATCCAAACTACAGACACAATCGCTCTTGCAATTGATGCTTCTGGAGTTAAAGCTGACTTAAAGAAACAGAACACAGATTCAATTTCTCTTAGCTCAGATGCTTCTGGAGTTAAAGCTGATTTGAACAAACAGAATACAAACTCAATCACACTTGGTATCGATGCTTCTGGTTTGAAAGCTGACCTTAACACTCAGAATTCAGACACAATCGCATTATCAGTGGATGCTTCTGGTTTGAAGGCTACTATCAACAAACAAAACTCAGACTCTGTTACTCTTAGCTCAGATGCTTCTGGCTTAAAAGCTGTGGTTAATGTTGATGATTCAACAATCAAAATTGACCCAACTAACCATTATTTATATGTTAACATGACTGATGGCGGAACATTCTAAGATAAACAAGTCACTTAAAAGTGGTAGTGGGGAAAATCCACTACCACTTTTTTAATAAGAGAGGGGGCAACATACATGGCAACAATCCGAATTAAGCGTGGCTTGAAAAATAATATGCCTAATGCATCAGTTGGAGAGCCTATATGGACCACAGATACTAAAGAACTTTATATTGGTGATGGTGAAAGTAATACTCCAATAAAGATTATCGGCTCAGGAACTTTTGACCATAGAGAATTGTTATACAGAACTTATGCTAATGCTCATCCTGCAACGGCGGTAAGTTATGATAACACTATCAGTAATTTAACAGCAACAGAGACTAATTCTGCTATAGATGAAGTTCTCACGATAGCATTAGATGTAGATGGAGGGGTATGGGGTTAACCCTATACCCTTTTAAATATTGCCTCCATATGCACTTGCAAAAACTATGCCTGTCGCAGAGCTTTGTGGATAAAGAAGCATTGCAAGCATTGCGTAAACACAAGAATGCATTCCATCATCTGGTTGACCTTCGGGATGATTAAACATTAAATCTTCAGACTTACCATTGATACTCTTTCTATACTCGGCTTGCTCTGCTAAATGATGATCGAAGAGCCATGAATAATCAGATTTGTTTGTTCCGGGCCATGCTATACCTATGCTCGCTACAAGCTTAATATAGTTTAAAATTACTTTGGTTCTATTAACAACCCACTTCTGATCTTGTGGGTCGAATTTTGTCTCGAGTTTTTGATTGAATGAATAATAACACGCCGCAATTCTAGAGCCGAATGCTTGTTGAAGTTTTCTATACTGAACATACCCGAAGCCCCAGTCAACGACAGAATAACAGACCTTATATATAACCATCAGATTAGAAATGTCTCTTATCTGATAATCAGGATCTAATTCTTCACTAGTTATGTACTTCTTGCACAACAACATTTGAAACTTGCCTGTCGTAGGATTGTGCGAGAATATAGTTACGACAGTAAAAGATTTCTCGCCTTTACCCCAGTCAACACCCATGTAGTTTTTAGTGTTAGCAAACAAACCTTCTGCTCTTGGATAGAACTTAAGATCATTGTTAGATATCTGAGCAAGCATTAACGGATTAAATGGCTTCTCAGCATTTTCATAGCTTCTTCCCAAGACTTCGTTCTGAAACTTGTCAGCAGGATACGTAGTGTATTTCTCCCATATGTCAGGCGCAAGTATCCAAGGCACCATTAGCTGAGATATTCTAAACCCTTGTAGCTTTTTGTCTGGTTGGAGAGCATACCATATCCCGTTGATAATAGAACTCTTAGGTAGATTCTGTTTGCATTTTTGACAAATAAACTCTGTAGGGGTCAGGTTTTTAACTCCCATAATCTGATATTTGTTACAATGGGGGCATTTCACTACCCACTCGTTCTGACGAGATCTGTCCCAGTACTGTTGAATAGTATTACTATAAGTTTTTGGTGTTCCTGTATACCAAGTAACACGCATTCTTGCTCCTGCCTCTAAAGCATGAGCTTGTGTTTCTCTTATTACTGGGAGAGCATCTATATGTATATCTTGAATTTCATCTCCCCAGATACCATTAACTGTGATACCACGAATATTGTCACCCATTTCAAAACAATGCTTGAAGTAGTTAACAGATCCGTTGTTGAATTCTTTAAGCATTACAGCACTTGCATTATCTTTATCGATGAAGTTTTTCTTAATAATATTCTGCTGACTAAAATCATAAAGTCTACCAATTCTCTCTCTTGAGAATGTTCTGACTTGGTCAGTGAGGGGAGCAAAATATAAAGCTTTAAAATGAGGGACCAGGAGAGTATAATTTGCCATGTGTGTAGACTCTGTTGTTGATTTCTCAACTTGTCGCCCAGACATAATCATTCCTTCTTCAATGTCCCCATCGTATATCGCTTTAAGATAATGTCTGTCCGTTAACCGAAAAGGCCTTCCATCTAGGAGATAAGTACTCTCAGCAAAGACGGAAGGCAAAACTCTCATAAGTTCGTTCTCTTGTCCCATTATTTCACCTTTTCTCCGAATCAAAGTATAAGAAATAAAAGATTAGATGGAGTTGCATTTTGCACGCATCTACAAATTTACAACGCCCTTCGGGGCTTATATTCTTTTGATCTGCATTGTGTCAGTTACCATCACAATCTTTTCTTTTTCTTCCTTTGTTTCTAAGGTATAGAATTTTTTGATTGTAGATAAAATCTCACCATCTTTAGACACGTTATTAATAACTGTTCCGTATCCAACGCATATGCCTAATATTGAATAATTTTTATCCTCATCATCTATCAATAATTTTTCGCCCACAAGAAAAGATGCTTCGTGTAAAAACTTTAGGGGAGAACTGTAATGACTAGCTTCATCTTCTCTTAAAAAATTCAAGGAACTGATACTCGTAAGAGTAGTTAGTGCGTCACACACTTGTTTCTGGCTTTCAACTAATAAACTTTTCCAATCAGGTTTATCATACCCCAACAGCTTTGCTATTCTCCTCAACATCTTTGCCTCCAAATATTTGTGACATAGTATATCTAGTATTAGATTCTACACCCTCGCCTTTGACATATCTACAAGCTAGATCGAAATCTGATACATTCTCTTCCTCGTGCAATATCTTAACACCTTCAAAATTGTCCATTATGTTTAGACTGTTCTTATCATAAGCAATAATTTGAATATCTCCACTTAATCCTTCTAATAAATCTATAAGCTTTCTTATAATCTCAACTTTGTAAGTTTTTCTTTCTCCAGCTAATCTCAATACTGTATCATCTTGGCTTGAGCTTAACTCAACGATAGCTTTCTTTTTCATATTAGCCCCATCCTCTACGTTCTCTTTTTCTTAATGATAATATATTTTTTATTAAAAAGCAATATACAGAAACTCCTTGCCATATATATCGGATATTGTTATAATATATAAGAGGGTGACAAACTCATGGATATCAAAGTAAAAGGGGTCATATTACTTGGCTGTGATGTAGAAGAATTGCCAGTAGAAGAAATTTTAGAAGCTGGATTCAGGATTCTTTACATACTAAGAACTGCTGAACGTGAACTTATGATTTGCACAGAAGATTTAGAGAGAGACATACGTAATGACTTGATAAAACTTGGGATATACGTGCTTGAAGAAGATATATTTGAACAAGATATTATTATGGATAAAATAGACGAAAATTTACATTAGGAGGGTTATCATGAAAGCTAAATCGCAAGTATCGAAAACTTACACACTAGAGGATGTCGCTGGAGATGATTTGAAGATAATCATTGATGCACTTCTTGAATACAGGAAGACAAATAAAGATTTAGTAAGTGTTGAAAGAATAACTAAAGAGCTATGGGATATAACTCGTGAGGATGCACTGCAAAACCAATTGCCTATTACTAAGCTAGAGTCAGTAACAGACATTGAAAACTACTTAGAAAGACTTCCTATGGATACTCTTTTGATACCATCAGAAATTCTTCCTGGTGTAACTGTTAGAGCTGGCACGGAACTTGTTTGGTTCTCAGTAGGAAAAAGTGGACAGTTAAACATATCAGTCTGGAACGACAGAGAAAGCTATGATGAAAAAGACAAGCCTGCGTACTCTATTTTCTTCAACAAACACAGTGCAGAACTTATTAATCAGGTAATTTCTACAGAAGAAAAGTTTGCATTCAATGTAGCTATTGTTGATAAGGGAAATTTGAGAAGTTGTAATTATTATATTGATGCAAAAGGAAAAGTATCTTTTGACAAACAAATGTACGTTGAATACAATAAAAATTACAAAACAGTTAAAATACATAAGGACAATATTGAAATTGAATTATCATGGATTGAAACATTGTGCTTAATACAGTTCTTAAATAGACCGGAGGCAAAATAGTATGGCAGCTAAGCGTACTAAAAAGACGGGGGTAACTCCCCCTCCTGTTTTCCCTAAAAGCAAAACTGAGATACTCGCTGATGAAATTTATGGAAGATTGAACAATTGTAAATCCACAGGCTTGTATTGTGTTGTTGACAGATCTCAAGGAACTCATTTTTTTGATGTCTTGATAGATGGACTGTTAGCATACCAGTTTGATCACTACATTTGCGAAAGGTTATATCCTTTATCTAAATGTGGAGTGATTAAATATCCTGTGTATCAAGCTTCTGATGAAGCAATCGCTATATACAATGAATTCATCGACTATTCCAACCTCGAAATCACAAAGGAGCAGATAGCTGATGAGAGCTTCGTAGAGCAACGCGCGAAGAGATTGCAGGAATATATAGACATTTTAAATACTGCGCCCCCTAAACAGTCTGAGAAGGATCAGCTTGCTTATGTTAGTGGTTACAACACAGACCTTGGTTACCCTGTCGTTGCTCTTAATGATATTCCTGATGAAGTCTTAAAAAGCCTCAGCTACAAACTTGCAGAGAATGCTATTAGTCATTTCACAACGATTAATTTTGTGAATCAAGAAAGTTTTGTAATGTCGACAGAAGTAGCTGTTGCAGATACTGAATATTCAGACATCTTGGTTAAATTAAGATATGGGGTTGGTTAAATGGAAAAGATTAAAAATATACAACTTACAATGACAGAGCGGCAAGCCAGCACCATAATGGATGCTTTAGATATCTATTCTCGCTTAGGCCTCGGTCAAATTGATAAGCTCGAACATACTTTAAGATTTAAGTTTGGTAAACACAAGGTTGAATACGATGCTGACAAAAT